CAGCACGAATTAAAAACGACGGTCACATGAGTTGTCGTGCTCAGCGTGTGGTAGGAAAAAGAGATTCGATGTGAAGTGGGAGAGGCGAGAACGAGGAAATAGGGGGTGTGTAGCGCATGTGTTTGCAACGATAGGCGAGACACGAGTGGTGGCCGGAAACACGGAGTGAAAAGGACGTGAAGGGAATTGCGCCGCTATATGGGGGGAGGGAGGAGGGCCGGGTTGCGCCGCAAGCTTGCTCCCCTCAACTCTTCTTAATAAAATTTAATTTCATTTAGCAAAAGGTAAGAAGGTGTAGGGGGCACACCCCCCTCCCCCCATTCTTGAGCGCAATTCTAAAACGTCGTTTTGCGTCAGGAAGCATGGTGGTGAATACGGGCTCACCCTTATGTAGTCACATGGGGTGAAACGGGACGGGGCAATTTGGTCCGTGTTCCGGGGGACATTAGGTCCCGTGGCCATGGTGTGTATCGACAGCAGAAGTGCGCACATTCTCAGTCGTTTGGTACTTCACCGACTACACATGCCACGCGTGAGGACGTGATGCAATTCAAGGGCCCAGCATTTCCGTCATGGAAAGAACCCACCGCCACTACCCGTACGCTACAAACGCACCACACGTTGGCACCGGGTGAGCAGTACGTACCGCACGAATCCGCCAACGGCAAAGCCGCACAACGTCGACGCCGACAAATGGCACGCGATCAAGCCAAGCGCTTGCGCAAGCAGTACGGCAGCGATGTGGTGGAAGGCATTGACCCCCAGAGTGGCGGGCTGTTGCTGAATTTCACGGAGAAAAAGTAGCATGGCTACCCGAGGGCGCAAGCGAAAGCCGTTGGTGGGGGGGTGGAAGAAGCGCCGACCGAACCCGACGGAGCGCACGGTGCTGAGGCGGGCCCTCCGGCAGCTGGAGCAGCCACGACCGAAGGTCAAGCACAAAGCGTTCGATCGTGATGTGCACATGGAGACGGTGGAACAGGGAGGCAAGGTCAAGATCCTGTTGAAGAAAGGTTCTCCGGGCCGTGCGAAAGGCGCGACCAATCGTGTGCCACGTGGCGTGCGTGCGAGTATCAAAGCCATCATCGAAGACGTGGTGAAAGGAAACAGCAAGGATGTACGCACCGCATTCGAGGGCGGGCTGCGTGGCGGTCCCCAGCATGCGGATCGCTACCTCAAGTTGGCAGCTGAGTATCTCGATGGCAAGCCTACCGACAACGTGAATCTCAATGCGCGATGGAACCAGGACGAGCTCGCCACTGCGCGAGAACAACTTGGGAAGAAGTTGAGCAGCATGTTGAGTCTCATCCTCAACAGAGACGAGTCGTAGGCATGCGGACTCGTGCGTTTGAATTTCATTTCCGCCCGATTGATCATGCGTCGTCGGGGTGGTGGCAGCTTCACGGTTCCGTAACGTGCGAGGCTGAGGAAATTCCTGAATGCATAACTGACCGGGGGCGCGCATGACCGTTTTCCTGCTGCTCGTGCTGTTGCTGCTGTGTGTCGTGTTGTACTGCTGGGTCGAAGTCAAACTCGTGCGCTTGCGTCGCCGCTACATCGTGATGCTGTTGCACGTGCGTGGTGAAATGTCGCCGGTCGAGATCGCCCGCGAGGTCGGCATGGTGCAAGGCACCGTGTACCCGATGATGCGCGAGTTGGAGGACCGCGGACTCGTGCTTCATCGCGTCGAAGCCATCCCGCTGCCGCCCGATCGCGGCTATCTGGTGCGCTTTGCCCCCGGCCGTCACCTGTACCGGGCCACTGTTACCGGGGATTCGCCGGTGGAGGCCGCGTAATAATGCGTCGGTATTGCACGAACTGCCGCGAACGCCTCACCCTACCCAGCCGATTTCGACGGCTCTGCCCGACCTGTCGGCGGCCGTTTAACCGGGGCGCACTGGTGGCGTCCCTCGTGTACCTCGTCGCGACCCTCGTAAAACTGCTTATTTCCTTTGGAGGCCCCCAGTGAAGAGACTCTGTATCGCCGTCCTCGCCGTGTGCATCGCTGTTTTGCCCCTTGCCGGGTGTTCCATGTTCGATCGCGACGGCGACAACAACCCTGTGACACCCACCCAGCCGGGGTTGCAGCTGCCCGTTGTCATCAAATTCGAAGCCGAGAGCGCCACCGTGAAAGTGAATACGTGCACCACGCTGCGCTGGGAGACGTTGTACGCCGTCACCGCGAACATTACACCCAACATCGGCAACGTCGGTCCGGCCGGGAGTCGGCAGGTGTGTTTCTCCACCACCGGGCTGAATCAATACACCTTAACGTTGACCGGCAGTGACGGCCGACAACCACCGCCCTCATTTGCGAGTGTCCTCGTCACACCGTAGCTCGAACGAAGGAAAGGAAGGCCCCGGTGAATCTGTTCAAGCGATTCAAGCGGGATCTGTACGATGAGATTCGTTTGCTCGTCGCACAGGCCATCGCCGCAGAGCGAGAGAAGCAGGTCATTGCTCTGCTGCGCGAATGTAAAGACCTGCTGTTGCAGATTAAGAAACAAGGAGAGACCCTCATGTCACAGAACGATCAGCTGAAGGCCGCGTTGCAGAAGATCGACGCCGCCACCAACAGCATTGCCACTTCCGTCACGAGCACTGCCGAGGCGACGACCAACATCGCGGGCGATCTCAAGACGCTGAAGGAAAAGCTCGAGGCCGCCGGTGGCGTCGATCAGGCCGTGCTCGACTCACTGGACGCCTCGGCGTCGCAGCTCGAGCAGAACGCCGCAGTGCTCGCCGAAGCAGCCAACACGCTGCAGGGCATCGCTGCGGAAACGCCGGAAGACCAGGCGTAGCGAGGTCTGCCTTCGGGCAGTCGGGTGGGCCCTGGCCAGTCGGCCGTGTCCAACGTCACCGTTGGCTGGGGCCACCATCTTCTGGGAGACGAGGCAATGAAAAGCGTGTGCGGGTTCGTGATGCTCGTGTTCATTCTTGTGACCGTGGTTGCGGGACCGGAGTTGTCCGCGATGATGCAGCGACGTTCGGTCACCGTCGCTACCATTGGCACGTCCAGTCAGGCGATCTCGGTCGCGGCTGCAGATGTGCTTCTGTACAACAACGACGGCAAGATGCTGTTCACCCCCAGCATCCCCGGCAACTACATGCTCTGCATCAATGTACGTCCGGTGCCGACGAACGCTGCTCGTGTTGATGACCCGCCCATCGTCCCTGTCGAACGATGCGCCAGTGTCGGATGGCTTCGATCGACACTTGAACGTGGCGCTGGAGGCTTCTGATGAAGACACTCGTTCGTGTGCTCGTGATTCTTGGATCGGCCCTATGGCCGTCCGTTGCGTTCGGTCAGTCGATGGTGTACGCTCGTGGTATCGACGCGGCCGGTACGTGGTTCCGTTTCGATACGGACCATTGGACGTCGGTCGGCACCGCTGAACCAGCTTGCCCCGCCACACTGTCGTGTCCGTCTGGCACGTCCATCGTCGCCGGTGATGGGGCGATCTGGTCCATCGATGCGTCCTTCAAATTGCTACGCAACGGAACGCCGATGGCGAACGGGGAAGGCAACTTCCTTAAGTTAGTTCCCCCGGCGTCGTGTCAATGGTACTGGGACGGCAGTAAGTGGGTCGCGAACTTCGTGCCGTGCGCGGCCCCCGGCATTCCCGTGCTGAATGCGACGGCCACGACTTCGCCGGTATCGTTTGCCACCTGTCCTGCGAAGATCACGACGGTGTTGCTGCCGAATGCTTCGACAGGCGCATATCGATTCACGGTTGAGATGCCAACCGGCTGCATGATCATCAACAGTACGTCGTTGAACAAGCCTGTTGAGATCAAGAAATAGCGATGGAGCAAACCATATTCCAAGGGTTGGGGCTGCTCCTCGGCACGGGATGCCTGGGAGCATTGATCCGCATCGCGATTCTTGCGGGCCGGTACATGCAGCGACTGGAAGAGGTGGAGAAGGACATCAAAGAAGTGAAGGATACCGTGAACAGTCTGGGCAATCGGTTCAATCAGGTGGTTCGCGCTGCGCAAATTCCGGCCGAGATGATGGCGAAGAAAATCAGCGACGCCATCCTGTCACACGCGGCGTGGATGGGTCCGATGCTACTGCCGTTCTTCGGTATGTACGGATTGCATCCCGACGTGCCGCATCTCCGGGAACTGCCGGTGTTGGCGACGTCACGTCCAACTCCCGTCGTGGTGACGCGGTCCATGCTCGCGCGAAAACCGAGAGGCGTGGGCGTCCCGACGCGTGGTGAGTCGATCGAACCGGTGAAGACCGCGGTGTTCGCGTTCATTCAGGAAGGGCCGCGCAGCACGAAATCAATTTACGCACTACCCTTCCCGTACACACGCATCTCGTACGCGATCCGACTGCTGTCGGAGAGTCGCGCGATCGAACCGACGAACGCGTGGGACCAGGGCATGTTCGTGCGTGCGTACCAAGTGAAAGCACAGGCAGCAGCCGCCTCATGATTCACCCCCAGATCCTCGCCCGCGTCCCGCAGGGCCAATCGCCGATCCTGATGATAGCTAAAGGACTCGGCCAGGATCGCTTGGACAAGTTCATCTCGTCCCTCACCGGCGTGGAAGCGATGCTGCTGCGCTACGAATGGGACTTGTATGCGCGTCCAGCCCAGCGCCCGCCCGAGGGCAAGTGGGATACGTGGGTCATTATGGCCGGTCGCGGGTTCGGCAAGACCCGACCGGGGGCCGAGCAGTGCAAGATTTGGGCGGAGGAGCTCGGCAAGGACTACGGCGGGGGCCACATTGGGCTCATCGCGAAGGACCCGCAGGACGCCCGCGACGTCATGATTGAAGGTGAAAGCGGCATCCTGGCGTGCTCGCCTCCGTGGTTTCGACCGACCTACGAGCCTTCGAAACGCCTACTGACATGGCCGAACGGGGTCATCGCGCACACGTACTCGGCGGAAACGCCCGATGACCTGCGCGGCCCGCAACACCACAAGCTGTGGGGTGACGAACCCTGCAAATGGAAGCACGGGCAGGACACGTGGGATATGGCGGAGCTGGGACTGCGGCTTGGTCACAATCCGCAAGCGCTGTTAACCACAACTCCACGGCCCGTGCCCTTTTTGATTGCGCTGCTGAAAGAGCCCGGCACGCGTGTGACGACCGGCAGTACGTACGAGAACCAAGCGAACCTGTCGAAGAAGTTCATCAAGAAGATCATACGCAAGTACGAGGGCACGCGTCTCGGCCGACAGGAGCTGCATGCCGAGATGTTGACGGACACACCGGGCGCGCTGTGGACGTTGGACCTCATCGAATCGTTGCGTGTGCAAAAGATGCCGTGCGAACTGGTCACTGCCATCATTGCCATCGATCCTGCCGGCGTTGCGCCGAAGGACGAAGAGGCCGAGGATGACGAGATGGCAGAAACCGGTATGGTGTACGGAGGCAAGGGCGAAGACGGGCATCTGTACGTCTGCGGCGACATCTCCGATCAGCTCTCTCCAGCGAAGTGGGGTCGCAAGGCCGTCTCGTTCTATGAGACGTTGAAGATGGACCGGATCATCGCAGAGACGAACAACGGTGGCGACATGGTGGAACACGTCGTGCGCACCGCGGCGGAGCACCTCGATATCGAGATTTCGTTCAGAAAAATCACGGCGAGCCGGGGCAAGCACACACGCGCAGAACCGGTAGCGGCGTTGTACGAACAGCGACGGGCGCATCACGTAGGGTTGATGCCGGACTTGGAAGACCAGATGACGACGTGGGTCCCGGGTGATAAGTCGCCGGACCGTATGGACGCACTGGTGTGGCTGGGGACAGAGGCGATGCTGCTGTCTCCGGACGATGAATACTTCGCGTAAGCGGGAGGCGAGAGTGGGACTTCGTAAAGCAATCGGCGACGTTGCGTTCAAGGCCGCGTTGTCGGTCATGCAGAAGACCGTCAGCGATCGGATGACGGACACGCAGCTCGTTCAGTTCCTGTTCGGTCAGTCGACCAGCTTGCCGCGACCAGGAACGGGCGCGCTACTTGGAATGTACTCGACCAGCCCATGGCTTCGCGCCGTGACACAGCGAACCAGCTGGGCGGTGTCGGCGGTGCCGTGGACTTTGTCCGTAGTGACCTCGAAGGAACCGGACAAGCGAGGCAAAGCGGTTCGGCATCGCATGTTGGCCCGTTGCATGGACCCGCAGACGCGTGTCAAGATGTACAAGTCGTTGCGACGCGACGACTCGCTGCGTGAACTGACGGACCATCCGGCGCTTGCGCTGATGGACGACGGCAATTCCAAGTTCGCCGGGCAAACAGTTCGCTCCATCACCCAGCAGCACTTGGACTTGGTGGGTGAAACCTTCTGGATCATGGACCGCAACGGGCTCGGTTTGCCGTCAGCGATCTGGCCCGCCCCGCCTACGTGGTGCGCGACGCGGCCGCTGGAGGGGTTGAACCCCAGTCCATACAACCCGAAGTACTACGTCTTCACGAGCCCTACGGGCTCTCGAGAGGTGCTGGCGGAGGATGTGATTCGGTTCTACCATCCGGACCCGCAGGATCCGTACAACCGCGCGAGCGGTATCGGCCACGTGCTGGGCGACGAACTGGAGACAGACGAGTTCGCTGCCAAGTATACGAAGCGCTGGTTCAAGAACAACGCCATCCCGCCGATGATCGTGTCTCTCAAAGATACGAAGAAGGACAACGTTGAACGGTACGAAGACGCGTGGATGAAGAAGTTGTCCGGGCGGCCGAACGTTCCGTTCTTCACGAACCGCGAAGTCACCGTCGAGCAGTTGAACCAAACGTTCCAGCAGATGGAGCTCACGCAGTTGCGCAAGGACGAGCGCGATGCGATCATCCATGTGTTCGGTGCGCCTCCGGAAATCTTCGGCATCATCGAGAACTCGAATCGCAGCACGATCGATGCCGCCGACTATCTGTTCGCGAAGTACGTGGTGGTGCCGCGCCTCGAGTTCTTGCGCATCACCCTCCAGAAGCATCTGATCGAACGGTACGACGATCGGTTGATACTGGACTACGTGAGTCCAATCGTGGAAGACAAGGAGTTCAATCTGAAGGTGGTGCAAGCCGCATCGGCCGCCTTCGAAGTCGATTACATTCGGGAGCTCGGCGGGGCCGGTCCCGACAAGCAGGGTGCAGGACAAGGACGTTTGGTGCCGCTGGGAACCACATGGGTGCCTTCGCTCACAGAGCTGGCGCCACCGGAAGAAAGCGAACCGACGGACCGACCTGCACCCGTCCTCGAGGGCGACGATGCCGACGATGAGTAAGCGTTCCATCCCGTCGATCGTGTCGAAGATTCGGCCTACGCAGTTAACACGGCGGTACAACCCGCTGATGGCCGATATCGTGACCACGTTCGGGAAACGCGCCATGGCAACGGTCGGCAGCGAGGACGTCTTTCGCGTCAATCGCCGTGTCTCGAATTTCATTCGAGCGCAGCAGGGCGCACTCATTCGCGTGAATCGAACCACGCAAAAGCGCATCGGCAACTTGATTGCGCAGAAAGTGGAAGCCGGGCACTCGGTGGACCAGATCGCACGGGCAGTGAAGGAACGGTTCATCGAGATGTCACAGGGACGGGCGGACACCATCGCCCGTACGGCAACGACCGAGGGGTCGAGTTTCGCATCCGTGGAAGGCTATCGACAGGCGGGCGTGGAAGAAAAGGAGTGGCTGACGACAGTGAGCGGCGACTCTCGAGCATCGCATGTGGCGATGGACGGACAGATTGTGGGCATCACGGAGAACTTTGAATCGGGCGACGGAGGCACGGCCCCGTACCCGGGAGGGTTTGGCGATCCGAGCGAGGACTGCAACTGCGAATGTGCAGTACTGCCGGTGGTAAGTGAGAAACGACTCAGCTCTCGTGCAATGATCTTGAAAGCGTTCGAGCGGTTGCGCGCCCCGCACAGACGTGCGATGCGTTCGGCCATGGGCAAAGCGTTTGCTGCGCAGAGCGACGCGGTGGTGGCAGCAATACGGGAATACGACGACGTGGCCGAGGCCGCGTAAGAGAAGGGACGGTATGACGAGGACCGCAGAACGAAATTACATGAGTCCGGAGGGGTTCTCGAAACTCCTTCAGGCTGTCAAGGGTGATGTGACGCAGGTGGACACGTCCACACTGGCGATCCTGTGCCCCGTGCGCTCAGAAATCAAAGCGCTCGGGGGCGAGAACAGCCGCCTGATTGAGTTCGTCATCACCAGCGATCGAGTCGATCGGGAGCAGGACACGCTCGCGCCCGACGGTTGGGAGACCGAAGACTACCAGAAGAATCCGGTAGTGCTGTGGGCGCACGACCACTACTGCCCGCCCGTGGGTCGCAGCGTGTCGTTGTCGAAGAGCGGTAGTCTGATCAAGAGTATCTGCGAGTTCACACCGCAGGATCTCAACCCGTTCGGCTACATGATCTACCAGATGTACGTTCAGAAGTTCATGAGTGCGGTGTCGGTCGGCTTTCAGCCGATCGAGTACACGTACGCTGCTGACCGTAAGTACGGCATCAACTACATTCGGCAGGGGCTGCTCGAATACTCGACAGTGCCCGTGCCGGCGAATCCGGACGCCCTCGCCGTCGCGCGAAGCAAGGGCATCGACACGGCACCGCTGCGGTCGTGGGCGGAATCGATTCTCGACAGCAGCAACAAGAAAGAGCTCGGCGACGAAGCACGGCGTCGGCTCGAGGTACTACGGGCGGCATCGTCGCCCAGTGGCCGTGCGCTTATCCTGGAACTGGGAGAGATGAAGATGACAGGGACGGACACGAAAGACAAGCCGACCACGTCTGATGCGCCCCCGGCTCCCGCGTCTCCCGTCAAATCGGTGCAGCGTTGGGAGTGTGGAACGGAAGGGCATCTGCACAACTCTGAGGAGGATGCGAAGTCATGCAGCAACCTCGGAGACGAGATCGAGACTCTGTGCAAGCAGGGACTCAGGATCGCCGAGTTCGTTAAGATGGGACGACTCCTGAACGACGACCAGAAGAAAAAGGTCAAGGAGGTCCTCGACAGTTTGTCACCGGCCCCGGCTCCCCCGGCGGCCCCAACGAAGGAGGATGCACCAGCGACGGAAGAATCCGGCGTCTTCGAAACGGAAGCAGAAGGCGACGACGACAACGAGAACGAGAAGGGCTTCGAGCTCGAGATGACCGAAGAGGCCCTGACTGCCGCTGTCACCGCAGCGGTCACCGAGGGACTGAACAAAGTGACAGGGCGCGTGGACTAGTCGTCCGTCGGCCCACAACGTAAGTGTTACGAAGGAGCGAACGAATCATGTCCGAGACTGACAAGAACAAGAAGTCATGGACGCCGGACCAGCTGGTCGCAAAGATCAAGGAAGTCTGTGGCGTCGTCGTGGCGGAGCGACTGGAAACTCTCCAGAAGACCGTCACGGATCACGGCCAGTGGATCAGCGGGGCCAGCAGCCATGGCAACCCGCGCATCTCGCTGGCCACCACGAACGATATGAAGGGACTCCTCACGGGCGGTATCGTGACGTCTCTTGCGCTCGCGCGTGGCAATGCCAAGGATGCGCTTGACAACGAGAAGAAGCGCTACAACACGGACAAGTCCGAGCACCAGGCTTCGATCATCAAGGCACTCGAATCGAGCACTGGCACTGCCGGCGGTTTCCTCATCCCCGAGGAATACTCGTCGGACTTCATCGACCTGCTGACGCCTCGTGCGGTCGTGCGTTCGTTCGGCACCACGGTGCTCCCGATGTCCTCGGGCAGCATGATTGTGCCGAAGCTGACCGCCGCGAGCTCCGCGTACTACATCGGAGAGTCGCAGCAGCCGACGAAGAGCCAGCCGTCGTTCGGCATCAAGCGGTTGAACGCCCGCAAGCTCGGGGTGCTCGTGCCGCTGTCGAACGACCTGATCCGTCGGGGCGGCCCGCGTGTCGCCACGGTGGTCCGCAACGACGCACTGCGCTCAGCGTCGCTGAAGGAGGACGTCTCGTTCATCCGCGCACAGGGTACCGACTACACCCCGAAGGGTCTGCGGTATCAGGCGGCTGCGGCGAACATCCTCACCAGCACGGGCGGTGGCACGTACGATCTGGACTCCGTCACCACGGACCTCGGTCGGATGGTGCTGGCGCTCGAGGAAGCGAACGTCGCGTTCTCGAACCCCGGCTGGATCTTCTCACCGCGCATCGCGATGTTCCTCTTCACGCTGCGTGACGGGCTCGGCAACTACGTCTTCCGGGCGGAGATGTCCACCGGCAAGTTCTGGGGCTACCCGTTCAAGAAGACCACGCAGATCCCGACGAACCTCGGGGACGGCAGCGACAGCGAGATCTACCTCGCGGACTTCGACGATGTGATCATCGGCGACACGCTGCAGATTCAGGTGGCCGTCTCGGAAGAGGCGACCTACGTGAACGAGAACAACGAGACCGTCTCCGCGTTCGCGCTCGACCAGACGGTCATGCGTCTCCTGATGGAACACGACATCGTGCTGCGGCACGACGAGTCGGTCGCCGTCATGACCGCGCCGTGGGCACCGGGAGGCGCCAGCTAGTCGCTGGCTCTTCTTCAACCATCAACGAAAGTCGGAAGGAAGGGAGTAGAGAACCATGCTCGGAACGAACATTGGAGCCTACGTCACCAGTCGCTTCGCTCTCCAGCGAACGGCACTGGGCGCGGGCGCAGGTGGCAACATTGGCGCCACCGACGGTACGGCTTTCCAGCGTACCGCGGTGCGTCCGTTGCACATCAGCACGAAGGTCGTCGTGGGGTACAAGACCACGCTGGCCTCGGGCAATACGCTCACGCTGACGGCGCAGCTGAAGGATTCACCGGACGGGATCACGTACTCGAACTTCGGAGCTTCGGCTTCGTCGGTCGTGACGGGTCTCGGCGGTGGCCCGCAGCAGGTCGGTACGCTGGAGCTCGACGTCAATCTGATGGGGGCGGACAAGTACATTCGTCCGACCGTCACGCCCGTGCTGTCGGCATCGGGTGTGGACACGGCCGAGATCTTCGGCGTGTACATCCTGGGTGGCGGCGAAACGGTTCCGCCGACGGAGTCCGCGCAGTAGTCGCGCTGGCTCCTGAATGAGGCGAACAAACGTGTGGGTGCGACACCATGAGGGTCCTGCTGGATCACCGGCGACGGTGGGCCTCCCCAGCATGGGGGTGTCGCACCCCACGGCTCTTCTTCCCTCGGAGGAGCAAGTGATAAAAGTATCTGATGTGACGATGTTCGGAAATGAACTCCGCTACGTAACGGAGGCCGTCCGCGAAGGATCGGTCTCATGGCACGGGCGGTTCGTACGTGAATTTGAAACGGCGTTCGCGCAGTACGTCGGGAGCAAGCATGCGCTGGCGTGCTGCAATGGAACTGCGGCGTTGCACCTCGCGCTCGAAGCGGCCGGTATCGGCCCCGGCGACGAGGTCATCGTACCGGTCTTGACCTACGTGGCTACGGCTAATGCGGTGCGCCACGCCGGGGCGCGTCCAGTGTTCGTCGATGTGGACCCCACCACGTGGTGCATGAATGTGGACGAGGCCGACCGGGCGATCACGTCGCGCACCAAAGCGATCCTGCCGGTGCAACTCTACGGCCACTGGCCCGACATGGGGCTGCTGCAACACATCTGTAAGCGTCGCCAGTTGATGCTGATCGAAGATGCGGCCGAAGCACTAACCGCGCATTGGAAGAGCCAACATGCCGGCACATTCGGTATCGCCGGGGCCTTCAGCTTCTTCGCTAACAAAACAATCACGTGTGGCGAAGGTGGCATGGTCGTGACGAACAGCGACGGCGTGGCCGATACGGTGCGTCGCCTCCGGGCCCACGGCATGGAGCAGTCCATCCACCAGTACTATCACGATCGGCTCGGCTACAACTATCGTATGACGAACCTGCAAGCGGCCGTTGGGCTCGCGCAGCTGGAGACGTTGCCGGTGTTGCAGTCGCGTCGGGTCGAAGTGGTGCACTACTATCGAACGCACCTGAGCGAATTCGAGCAGCAGTGGTCGTCGGTCACGGCGATCCCGAGCAATTGGATGTTTACAGTATTGGTACCGAAAGGGGTTTCAGTTACGGATGTGCGGGCGCGGATGGCAGAGGATGGCGTGGAGACCCGTCCTTCGTTCTTGCCATTGAGCACGTTGCCCATGTACTCCGATTCGCTACGGTCGTTCCCGGTAGCGTCGGATATCTCGAACAGGGGACTCTGCCTGCCAACCCACGCAGGTTTGACCGTCGCGATGCTGGCGCACGTCGAGACGTCGTTTCGCAAGGCGCTACAGGAGGCCGCATGAAAGTACTGCTACTGACCAAGACGTCAGAGTGGTGCCGTCGCGCGCACGCATTGATGCGCGATCGGTTCCCCGACCTGACGATTTTCGCCGGAGAGGCCGGCACGTTGCTCCCACCAGAGGTTTCGAAGTGGCGAGGCGATTTGATTCTGTCGTTCGTGTGTCCGTGGATTCTACCGGCAACGGTACTGGCGCACGCGGGACTGGCGATCAACTTCCACCCGGCTCCACCGGAGCATCCGGGCTTCGCCCCGTACTCGTGGGCGTTGTATGCGGGCGACGTCAACTACGGCATCACTGTGCATCATATGGTGCCGCGGGTGGACACGGGTCTCATCATTCGAGTCGAACGGTTTCCGATCGACCCGTCACAGTCTGTCTACCAATTGCAGCAGCTCACAATGCATCACCTGCTGACGGCGTTGGACGAGATGACCATCGCCGACTTCTACGTCTCGTCGGGCGATGAGTGGACCCGGACACCGCGCACGCGTCAGGATTTTGAAGTGCTGCGACATGTTCGCCATGAGATGGGCGAACGAGAAATCAATCGACGCATCCGTGCGTGTACGTATCCCGGTCGCCCCGGCGTGGAGGTGATCTCATGAAGCACATCCTCGAACTCTGGGAGCACTTCAAAGAGACGGGCATCATCGGGGCGCCGACGACATGGTACGAGCCGATCGTCATGACCCGGGAGGAGAATCTTCGTCGCGGCCACAACACGCGTGTGGATGGATTCGTGAAACTCGAATGTGGCAACGGTCTGTGGATCGGTGAGAACGTTCACATCGCCTCGTTCTGCCACATCGGTGTCGGAGGCGGCCACGTCATCATTGAAGACGGTGCGACATGCTCCAGCAGTGTGAAGCTGATCAGTGGTACGAGTGTGCACGAACTCGGACGTAGCTGCTCGGCCATCGCGCCGGACTTCAAAGCGGAGCGATCGTTCGTTCATTTGAAGAAAAACGCGTGCGTGTTCGCCGGAGTTATCGTCCTCCCAGGAATTACGATCGGCGAGAACGCCGTCGTGGGGGCCGGAGCGGTGGTCACGCAGGATGTACCGGACGGTGCGATCTATGCGGGCGTGCCGGCCCGTGTGCTCGCACGAAGGGAGGCTCTGTGAAGAACCTTCTCCTTTCGTACTGGCGTAATGACGCCGACCGTGACATCTGGACGCGGATGAATCACTTGCTGCTCAAGAAGGATGTGGAGCAGTTCATGTGGGTCGTCGGGGATTCGTCGGATGATACCGCAGCCATCTTGCACGAGGCCGCCGACATCGACTCTCGTGTGCTCGTACTTCACGCGGACAGCGGAATCAAAGGCGAGGACATCGATACGCGTCGTCGCCGGATCTCGCACACAGAAACGTTGGCGTACGGAACGATCGCCCACATGCCGGACATCGACTACGTGATCCAACACGAGTCGGATCTTCGGTCGCCGGTCGACGTCGTCGCTCGGTTGTTGGCGTTGGCCGATGAGCGCACCGTCGTAGCGGGTTGGCCGATCTTGCATCTGCCGAGTGGCCCGGTGTTCTACGACATCTGGGCCTACCGTGGATTGGACGGCGATCCGTTCACAGGGTCAGCACCGTACCACGTTTCATATCGCGCTGACGAACCGTTTGAAGTCGGTGCGGTGGGCAGCGTGTGGCTCGGCCATCGCAAGCTGTGGGCCCACCGAGGCATCGAACGGGAGTGCTGTCTCGAGTTGTGCCGGCAGTGGCGTGCCGAGGGTGTGCGCATCCTCGTGGATCCGCGGATTGAAATCGAACAGCCGCGAGAACTGTGGGTGGTGTCATGAACTTCGCGCTGATGTCTGCGTTCCGAAACAGCAGCGGGTTCCACACCAACCGTTATTTCCGGCAGGTGTCGCGACTGGCGAATGCGTTGGCGGCCCGTGGCGATGCGTTGCATCTGCGATTGGTCTGGGGCGATTCGGTGGACGGCACCGGCCAGGAGCTCGAGAAGTACGCGACGGCGTTCGTCGGTACAAACGAGGTGCGGTCCTACAGTATCGTGGAGCGGTCACACGGCGGTCCCGTCTTCGGCAGTACGGAAGAGGCGGCCCGCATGAAGGCGTTGTCGTGGGTGGCGAACGGGGCGTTCGAATCCATCGGTGACGACATCGATGTCGCGATGTGGGTGGAGTCCGACCTGCTGTGGGACCCGGCCACGATCGTTCGTCTCATCCATCGGCTGAGCGAAACCGATGTCGTGGCTCCGCTGATCTTCGCCGGGGAAGCTTTCTACGACATCTGGGGATTCCGTTCGAAGGATGGCACGCGGTTCGGTCCATTCTATCCGTACCACGAGTCGATGAAGTTCAACGGCGACGTGACCGAGGTTGGGTCGGTTGGTAGTTGTTTGGTGATGCGTGGAGAGGTAGCGCGGCAGTGTCGGATTCGTAACGACTACTGTCTCGTCGGGTTCTGTGAAGACGTTCGTGCCCACGGCTACGTGATCTCGGTCGACGGGCAGGAAAGGATTCAGCACCCCGCATGAATACCAAACTTCGCGTCTGCGCTCGCGCCCTCCCAGAGCATCTGTCGTTGGGCATTCATCGTGTCGCCAATGCGCTCATCCGGTACGCACCGGATTGGGTGAAACTCGTGGACGACCCGGACACGGCCGATCTCCGCATCGGTCACTGTATCGGAATCCAGGATATGGAAGCGTGGTGCGCCAAAGGCCCCTACGCTCTCGTGCAATACTGCCTGTTGACGGGCGGGGGCTCTCGAGAGGAATGGGCGTCGCTGTGGAAGGGCGCACGGGCCGTCTGGAGCTACTACGATCTCAACGAGTTCCTGCGCCCACTGCGTGAGCAGTCGACGTGTGGATGCGGCGATGGGATCAACTTCTATCACGCACCGCTTGGTGTTGACACGTCGGTCTTCCGGCCGTCGATGCCGGCACGGAAACCGTTCCTGATTGGTACGTCCGGTTTCATCGCCGCGACGGAATCAGTTGAGGAATGTCACGAGGTCGTGAAGCGTCTCGGTCGCCGGCAGTTCCATCTCGGACCGACGGAGATGGAACTGGGTGACGATGTAACCTACATGCTGCGCGTGCCCGACGCGGCCGTCGCGGACATGTGGAGCCAATGCACCTTCGTCGCCGGGCTGCGGCGCATCGAAGGCTTCGAGCTCCCCGTGCTGGAAGGCCTGGCATGCGGAGCCCGCCCGATCGTGTTTGATGCACCGCACTACTCCCAGTGGTTTGGGGAGCACGTGGAATACGTCCCCGAGGTGGCTCCGGCCGAACTCGTGGATGCGCTGATGGAGATAATGTCGAAGCCGGTACGACCCGTAACCCCGGCTGAGCGATCCCTCGTCGCTGCGACATTCGACTGGAAGAAACTGGTTGCGGGATTTTGGGAGGCCGTGCGATGAAGGTTTTGTGGATTGGAGACGCCGTTGTGCAATCGGGCTTTGCCCGCGTGACGCACAACATCGTGGGACGGTTGAAGACGCAGCACAAGTGTGACGTGCGGGTACTCGGGGTGAACTACAATGGAGATCCCCACCCGTATGACTATCCGATCTATCCGGCGCTGATCGGCGGAGACCCGTGGGGGATCCAACGAGTGCCGGGGGTCGTGCGCGACTTTCAGCCGGATGTGATCTGCATCAACAACGATCCGTGGAACGTGGCGCAGTACCTGTCGGTGATCCGCACCGCGGTGCCGACGACTGCGTACATGCCTGTCGATGCGCCGAATCAAATGCATGCCGGCGAGCTCAGCGTCATGCCGCGAGCGATCGCGTACACCAACTTCGGAAAGAAGGAGTTGTTGCTCGGCGGCTACAACGGGCGCGTCGATGTGATCCCGCACGGAGTGGACACGGAGATCTACAAGCCGGTCGAAGATCGCGTCACGGCCCGCAAGTGGCTCGAGTTCCAACCGAAGCTGACGGACGAGCAGATCGGCAACCTGTTCATCGTGTCGAACGTGAACCGGAACCAGCCGCGCAAGCGCTTGGATCTCACCATCCAGTACTTCACGCAGTTCTGGTTGAACATCGGACAGCCGTCGCACGTGCGCCTGCATCTGCATTGCGGCGAGCACGACATGGGCTGGAACGTGTCACAGCTCGCGAAGTACTTCGGGATCAACAAGCAGCTGATCATCACGACTCCGAAGATGTCGTTGCAAGCGTGCATCAAGGAGCACGAGCTTCGACTCGTGTACGGAATGGCGGATGTCAATCTCAGCACCACGCTCGGCGAGGGCTGGGGCCTGACGACGCACGAGAGCATGGCGTGCGGAATCCCGCAGATCGTACCACGTTACTCGGCGCTCGGCGAATGGCCGGACGGGGCGGTGCGCTACGTGGAGTGCACGTCGTTCCAAGCCACGCACAACGCGGTCAACACCATCGGTGGAGTCGCCGACATGGCGCAGACCGTTGAGGCGCTGACCGATCTCTATCGCAATGCCGACCTGCGAACGAAGCTGGGGTCGGCCGCACTGGCTCGTGCGACGGAAGAGCGGTTCAAGTGGGACAAGATCGCCGCGCAGTTCTACGTCGCACTGGCGGAGACCTTCAACGAGCGACGCGCAGCACCAGTAGGGGTGGAGGCTCCCCGATCCAATGGTTAGATTCACACGACACTACGGCAAGTACAACAAGGACGAGACGGCGACCTTCTCGCCGGACCACGAAAAGTGGTTGATCAAACAGAAGTACGTCGTTGAAGTGGAGGCACCCGTGGCGAAGAGCACCAGCACCGATCCGAAGGGCGGCCCGCAACCGCCCGCAAACCAGCCAGGGACGAAGGATCCTGGCCAGCCGCAGACCCGGCAGACCACCGTCGGACCGCAGCGAAGCGGTCGTTAATGGCGGGGGCCGGGGCCGCCTTGCCCGCCTGCAGGCGTTAAGGGGGTGGGCAAGGCCCCCGGTTCCCTCGTTGGGGCCGGTGTAGGGGCGTTAATGGTCGGCTTCCCGGCGTGCAGCCGGGGCCGGGAGAGCGGGAACGGACGGCCGGGAGACGGCCGGGGGGACGGACGGGGCCGGGGGCCAGAGGGCAGCACATGAACATTCAGGTTGTTGAGGGGCCGCGCACGACGTGGTTCACCACACTGCGGCGAGTGAAAGGCGAACTGGGCATCACCAGCGATGCGCAGGACGAACGTTTGTCCGCGCTGATCGGCGAGGTGTCCGACGACATCGCCGAGTTCACCATGCGTCCGTGGGCACGACAGTCCGTGACCGAACGCTTGGTCGGCTACGGCACAACGCAAAGCACGCTCAGCATCACACCGATCGCGGAGCGGCCGTCCGAAGTACGGTACTACGACACGGCGGTATCGGGCTACTCGGTCGCCGATGCCGAAGCCGGATTCATTATTCGTCCCGATCGCTTCGCCGAGACGCGTCCGTACACCACGTGGGTCAACACGGACCCCGACGTCGCGTCACAGGGCGAGCGTGCGTGGGCGTTCGATTACATCGGCGGCTATTTAATGCCGGGCGACGACATGCTCCCCAGCGGTATCATGTCCGCGCTCGCGGTGGACAGCTCGTTCAATCTGACGGGTGTCGATACGATGGAGACACGATTTCCATTGCTCGTCTCTGGCGAGTACGTGGTCGTGGCCGGATTCTCGATCTCCGGGAACAATGGACGGTTCCGTGTCCTGAGTCGCACGCCATCGAAGCTCGTGGTCGCCGGCACGCTCGTGGATGAAATGCCGAGCGGTGTCCTGTCGCTGCGATGCCGCACGTTGCCGCGCAATCTCGAGGGCTACGCGATCGAAGAGCTCCGTGCGCGATGGGATCGCGCCACACGGGATCCGTCGTTGACGTCTGAGCGCATCGGCGACTGGGGTGCGTCGTACGACAACCCGGCGAACAAGGATGCCGAGGGATTGGGCGGCCTGTCGCCACGTGTGGCACGCGGACTCGAACGTTACGTGAGGAATGAATAATGAGTCGCGTCACGCACTTGTTGATCGACACGGTCTCGATCTACCGGGAGAGCGAACTCGAGAAAGGCCGGGGCCGGTGGCAGGACAATCTGGTGCCACTGGCGCTCAACATCCGTGGCCGCATCTGGACGATGTCTGCGCAGGAGCAGGTCGTTGGGCAGCAACGGAAAACGTACAACGCTCCGGTGGCCTATTTGGAACCGGATCAGGACGTAGCTCCGGAGGACTACATCGAGCGGAGCGGCGAATGGTATCGCGTGGTGGCGGTGACGCCTCCGTCGATCCCACATCACAAACGACTCGTGCTTGAACTCATCATGCGAGGGTCGCTGTGAAGATCACGAAATGGAACGCCGACAAGGTCGAAGCGAAAGCGACGCAGATCATGGAGCGTCGTGTGGCCTTGGCGTCGGTCGTCGTGCAAGGCGAAGTGAAACGAAAACTCAACCGGAGCAACCGAGGGGGTACGGAACCTTCAGCTCCCGGTCAACCGCCCAACAAGGGGAGCGGAGATTTACAACGCAGCATCTTTCAGGAGGTGACGAGAGTAGGCAAAATGGTGCACGGCTTCGTCGGCAGTCGATTGTTGAAGGCGCGAAGATTGGAACTAGGGTATGTGGGACGGGATCGGCTAGGTAGAACGGTGGATCAAAAGCCGCGTCCGTTCCTTCGGTCAACACTCGTGGAGCAGCGGGATCGGCTACGTTCGATTCTTCTCGGGGGCAAGAAATGACGGCAGTGCAGAATGCGTTGTTCGATGCGATCTCAAACTTGGGGGCGGTGACCTCCTGGGCGAGCACGTATCGGGGGAAACCAGCCATCTTCACGCGCAGTCCAATCCCACCCCAGGTGGATGGGAACTATCTGGTCATTCGCGATTCGCTTGTGGACGTGCCCGGCGTCGGTGAAACCAA